AGCGCTACGATGTCAGGACAGCCACCCGCCAAGCATGGAAGAGAAAAGCAAGCCGTTGCGCTTCAGACATTGATGCCAAGGAAGGCACGAGCGATGTGAAGCTTAGCCAACTGAAAGCACATTGCCTTTCGATGGCTGAACGATATCGCCCGTTGGTGTTCGCATGAGTCCTATCCTACGCGCAACTATAAGCGCTGGCATGGTACGTAACCTTTGCCAAGACCGTGTAGAGATTCACCGCTTCACCTTGACCGAAGACGGTCGTGGTGGTGCTACTGAGACGTGGCGCAAGGTAGCCGAGTACAACGGCAGGTTGACCAACCAGAGTGACACGGAGAGCATTGTAGGCGGTGGCATCCAGTCATCTGCACAGTGGACGCTGATTGTTGCTGTTAGTGCTGATGTGATGCCGCAAGACCGGGTGTACCGGGTGGGTGATGATGCCCGCTATTACGATGTGATCGGGACAGACTTTGGACAAACCGAACTTTTAGTACAGCACGTAGGGCTGGTGGAGCGTACATCATGACGGCAGAGGCGTGGGTTCCTATCGGCATACAAGCCTTTATAACCGTTACTAGTATCGGTGCCGCATGGGTGGCTATACAGGTCAGGTTAACGCGACTGGAGACTCAGGTGGCACACATCATCTCGACGCTCGATGGACAACAGCAGGAAGTGCGCCGCATCGAACAACGACTCGGTAAACTCGAGAACAAGGTCAGCGCGTTGGAGGCAATCATACAAAGATGAACAGCATTTCAATCAAACGTTTAGTGGTCGTTGTGATCGTGGCTTTTACAGCTGCTTTTACCTCGGTCTTTGGCGATGGGGTCAGGACATCCGAAGCACACGACATCAGCGAGCTCGGCGCAGTGCTTGCACTCTACGGCTCGAAGGCGGTAGCGGCTGGTGTCTCCGCTGCGGTCAGTTCGGTGTTGGCGTTCCTGACGATGCCGTTCAAGGGTGTAGGGGCTAACAGCCTGAAGGTGGGCAAATGAACCTAGCCAACGTGGTGCTTACACCAAATCCACAGAACCCTGCTGATTACAATGTCAAGGCTGACATCACAAATGACCAAAACGAAAAGATTGGTGATTTTGGTGTAGATGGTATTGACGTGTTTACTTGGTGGGTTGCACAGGATGTAGAGTTTCAGGTCAATATTGTGAACCAGTTCATGTGGATTATGGCACAGGAAATCATGTCAGGGAATGCTGAATAATGGCTATTTACTACGTTCAGCCAAACGGCTCGGACTCTAATACTGGGCTTGGTGCATCAAATGGACTTGCGTGGCAAACAGTGCAAAAGGCACTAGGTGCTACTGGTATAGGTTCTGGTGACACACTATACATTGCACCCGGTACATACCGTGAAGCAATTACAATAGGTGGTACATACTCTGCAACAACGACTATTATAGGTGACCGTACATCATCGCAATTTAGTGGTATTGCGGCAGGTTATGTGCGTGTTACTGGTCTTGCATCGGATGCGCTAGGCGTATCAACAAGTTTAGGAAACTTCACAACTAACGGTAAATCATATCTAACGTTTGATTCATTATGGTTAGAACACAGAATTACACTTGAAGCATCTAGTAGTAACATTACATTTATACGATGTCAGATGACTACGCCGTATCAGCCTGTACCTATAAATGGTGCAGTAATTTACATAACTACTACTGGTCAGAGTGCAATACTATTTGATAAATGCTACATACAGGGTGCTATAGTAATACAAGGTTCAGGTACAGCAACAACAACAAGATTTAATTCATGTTTAATACAATGTGCTACCAATAGCGCTGGTGCTATTGAATTTGTTAACTCTGGTGCGTGTGCAATTATTTTTAGTAATTGCACAATTTTTGGCGCATCCGCTGGGCAGATTTTTCGTGGTTATGGGCCTACAGGTGCCTCTGCTTCAATTTACAATTGCCTAATTGTTCCTGACTATTATTCAGCTTCTACTATTGGAACAAATGTTACATCAGTTTTCACTGAAGATTACAACGCAGGATATATCACTAGAGCAGGGACTCCAGCAGGGGCAAATACAAAACAGTTGTATCATCGGGCTTTTACGCATACTCCAATTTATATAAACCCGATAGACGCGTCAATAATGCCATACACGCCGTTAGCAAGTGATGCACTTATCGGTGCTGGTAGTGCCACGTACAGTTTTGGTACTGACTATTTTGGAAACGCTTGGGCAACACCACCAAGCATTGGTGCGATGGAATTAAAGACATACAGCAACGTTGGTGCGTACCTACCTTCAGAGCGGAACGCATCCGCCATCACTATCGCTCCCGGCTCAACATCACAAAGCATCGAGCTCTACCTCGGTGCTACAGGGCTAACCTTTGCCACCTCCGGTCTAGCGGCTTATTACGTCCGCAACCGAGAAGCACCTACGCCTATTGCGCTGGTAACGCAGACACCTACGGGTACGTGGGCTTCTGGTGGCTTTGCAGAGATAAGCTCCTCCCTCGTGCCGGGCGTGTATCGCCTTGATGTTCCTAACGCAGCTTTCGCCGCTGGTGCATCTGATGTCACGATTGTGGTGCGTGGTGCAAGCGGTACGAACGGAGCGGTGCTGACGGTCACGCTCTCATCTGGTGGCTTGACGGCAGCGCAGACAGCCACAGCGGTCTGGGATGCTTCACGCTCTGCATATGCAACGGCTGGAACCTTTGGCGAGTACGTCAATGTGAACGTCAACTCAGGTGCTATCGCTGATGCGGTCTGGGATGAAGCCCGATCAGGTCACACAACAGTGGGTACCTTTGGGCAGTATGTCAACGCTGAGTTGGTTACCCCGGTAACCTCTGCCGCTCTGGTACGCATGGGGCCTTTTGAGGTTAGGGCTGACGGCCTTGGGGCTTCTGATCCGCTGGACATCCAGAAGGGCGCACAGCACGGAATCGACGTTCAGTGTGTAGACAACAACGGTGCCGGGATTGACATTACGAGTGCAACGGTTACGGCTAAGGTCTACAACAGTGGTGCTACCTTGGTTGACACTTACTCCTGTACGGCAACCTATGCAGCTGATGGACGTGCAACCTTTACGATTGACACGACGGTAACGAACGTACCGGGGACTTACACCGCAACGATTACACGCACCACCGGGGCATCTGACACGCAGGTATTCGGCCCACTCCGAATCTATGTGAGGGATATCTAATGGCATTGATTTATGATTTGACTGAAGACCCTCAGCAGGTCGTGCAAGTCTCCGCATGGGTCGGAGACTGGCACTCCTACGTTGTTCGTTTGGTGGACGAACTGGGAAGCCCGGTAGACATCACTACCGGTACTCTTGGTGCAACCTTCACCAACATCCAGACCGGGGCATCGTATACGTTTCCGTCTGGTAGCGTGACCTTGACCAAGCAGTACAGCGCACAGGGCATCCTTAGCGTGTTGAACCCTGCGGCTTACGCAACAGCGGCAGACATCCGGCTAACGATATCTTTCACGGTGTCAACCACGGTGCGGCGCTTTGGGCCATTACAAATTCAGGTGCTGGCGCCATGAGTGTAACCGTAAGCCTGAAGACTACGTCCCTAGACCGCTACAAGGCGAATCTAGGCAGTCTAACAACGGTCATATATAAAGCTGCGGCTGATGTTGAAGCCACGGCAAAGCGAAGCATCAAGACAAACAGCGGTAAGTTTCGTGAGTATGAAAAGGGGCATTGGTCAAGCCCTCCAGGTACAGCGCCAAATTCTGATACCGGATTTCTTGCTAACAGCATTATTCATTACATGGTCAACCGCACCACGGCTGAAGTTTCCGCTAACGCAAAGTATGCCGTACCGCTGGAACTTGGATGGACTTCAAAGGGTGGCAACACGGTACCGCCGCGCCCGTTCCTTGAACCGGCTCTAATGAAGGTTAGACCAGCATTTATCAAAGCCGTTGGGCTAGTACTGAAAGGTAAGTAATGGCATACGAACCGGCAGTGATTGAACAATGGATCTACGAGACCCTGAGCGGCGATGCTACGCTCTTGGGTTTGATTGCCGTTGACAATAAGCCTGATGGCTACCAGATGGGCATCTATAACACCGTAGCGCCGCAGACCGACCCGGTATCACGCCGACCGGTGCAAGTGCCCTACGTGGTGTTTAGCAGAGCTGGTGCCAGCGGTGAAGACGAAGACACCCTGTGCGGCGCTCGTGTCTTCACGTATCCAAACTACAGAATCACTGTGTGGGATACTGAAAGTGGTGCGATGAGTATGGCTAGA